CCCGAAGAGCAGTCCAGTTCAACGAGGACTTTGGGGTACATCGTCACGTTGCCGCTGGTGGTCAGACTCGCCGTGGTTATAGTGAACGTATTTGTTGTTACATTCGCTACAACATAGCTGTCGTCTACTGCTGTACCGCTAGTAAAGTTAAGCCCAACTATGTCGCCGTTTGACAACCCATGGTTAGCGATGGTGATTGTGCAGGTCGTTGAACCCGGAATATTGTACGTTCCCGTCAACGCCCCCGCAGTATCCACCACACACGAGTTGAAAGTTGTAGACGTAACGGGGGATATAACCACGCCTTTTAAACGTGTGCGATCAGCATACGCCAGCGATGAAGCTGTTGCATGGAACGACTTTACGTCGTATTGCATAGCCATATCAAACCCCTAATTAGACGTTCTGCTGACCAACCAGCGGATCGGTGACGAAGTAAGTGATGATGCCAGCAACAGGATCGTTGCCGCTTGTGTCACTACGGGAAGTCACGTAAGCCATCTCGGTAGACGCGGTGCCGGTCACAGCCGAACCAATACTGATGGTTGCAGCAGTTGCCACAGACAGGTTGTTAGCAATAGCCGCAGGGGTTGCAGTACCGCTGGTATAGCCAGTCGTGCCAAGGTCAACGGAACCTGTACCAGCCGTGATGACACTTACCGACACAACAACTGCGCCAGCAGGCAGGATTAGATTAGGAGCGCCAGCGACAGAAGATACTTTGACGTTAGCAGTTTCAGATGCGTCAGGGATATAGAACTGAGCAGCCATCAAGCCAGAACCGCAATATGCAGTACGAGTTTGATCACCGCCGCCCGAACGCCAAATACTTTGGGTGGTAGAAAGAGCCATTTGAATTTTCCCTCATGCGGTTAGGTGCGTCAATCTGCATGAAGTCAGGCCGGGTGCCTGTTTGACGCACCGGGTAAAACCCGGAATACCTACTTTATATACTACAAAAAAGGGGGCGTAAAGCCCCCTTTTCTATTACGCGCCCGGAGAGCCGAACATGCCCAGCGGGTCAGACCAGCCGAACGAGTAACGCTCACGAGCCTTGTAACGCACGTTGCCGGTGTCAAAGTCACCGTCCATCGAGTTAGCCAGTGGGCTACGAACAAAGTGCTTCATGCCGTTTGGAACGTCAGTGGTCAGGAACCATGCGTTGTTGTCGGTCAAGAAGTGGTTGATCGTATAGCCTTCTGGGATCGAACCGTTGTTCTTCAGGGCGTTGATGTCGTTGTCGTTAGTGCCGACGCGGAGTTCGGTTTCCAACAGACGAGTAGCAACGAACTGGAGAGCAGGTGGAACAATCAGCTTACGAGGCTTAGCAGCAATCAGCAGACCACGTTCGTCAGTCCACGCAGCGATTTGAATCACGGCGTTTTCCAGCGAAGTTTCGTTCAGGTCAGCAGGGGTAGCAGGCTCGTTAGAGTTGACGCCACCACCAACCAGAGGGTGATCAGTAGCAAACAGTGCCTTGCCGTCGCCGCCCGGATAGGATGCCGAGAAGCCGTTGTTCAGCACGTTAGCTGCTTTGACTTGCTTAGTGTAAGACATAGCACGAGCCAGAGCCTTGGTATAACGAGCCGACAGGCTGTCATACAGGTTATCTTCGATGGCCTCTTCGGTCAGCGAGAAACCCAGAGCAATAGTTTCGTGGTTGTATCGAGCAGTCCAAGCTTCCTGCGCATTGTCATAAGCAATCGCAGAGCCTTCGTTCTTGACTGGAGCAGCCGAGAAGCCAGACAGCTTGGTTTCTTCTTCAAACGAACGCTCGGAAGTCTCAGTTTCGTAGATTTCCTTGTGCTCTTCGCCGTAACGAGCGTACTCCATGCCGAACAGTGCGTTCAAGCCGGGGAGCAGCTCTTTCAGTAGTTGTGCGCGTGAAATAGCCATGATTTAACTCCCTTATACGCTGTCAGGTCCAACCGGGTTCAGGTACGAATGACCGCCAGCCATAGTTACCGACGCGGTCTCAGCCGTGAAGTCGATAGTGATGGTTGGGTGCGGAGCATTCCACTTAACAATAACTTCGCTGTAGTTACCGCTGGAATTGGTAGTCTCTTCTACAAGACCAACAACACGGAACGGTATAGTCTGCGCAGTATTGCTGCCCGAATCATAAGCACCGATGTTCGAG